TAAACGCTGTAATGATTGGGTTAATCAAAGTATGTTCAACAAATTTATGATTATGCATACTGTAAATTCTAATATCAGAGAAAAATCTTTTGTTTCCTCTTTGAAGTCCCCATTGTTGTACAGTCCTGTCTCCATACTTATCATAAGGTGTATAACTATTGGTATCTAAACTATAAGTAGGATCTGCATTATAAAATATGTAATATGTATGCCATAGTTTTCTAATTAGTTCTTTACTATCATCATGAAATGTTACGTTGATAGGTTGATAATTAATGCTATGATGACTTTGTACTTTTCTATTGTACTGATTATATGTTTGGACATCTATAGTATACTGTGGTAATTCACAACTTTTTACTAAAATAGGTATTTCCAATTTATCTGTAGTATCAAATAAAGTTGCCGCATCAGGTGTAAAATTAAAAATAACATGAAATAAATGACTATGTTTTGGTTGTAATTCAAAATTGTTTTCGACAAAAGTTTTTGATGCGTGTTCATAGTCACGCATCTCACTTCTTGCGTCAAAGGATTTAAGTTTACTATTGATACTAGCCATAGGATATCCTATCTATTAGCCAGTTACTACTGTTCCGACTGTCCTTGCAACAGATGAACCTATACCATCACCTAGTGGTGTTTGTACAGCGTTATCAAATCTTAAGTTTAAAGCGATTGTGGCTGGCTCAGTACCTGCGGCATAGTTAAGATCACCATAGTTTACATTTTGTATAAAGCAACCATAAAGTTCCCAAGTTTCTAAAACACTAGGTGCATTTGCTCCATTTCCACCATCTAATATTTCAAATCGTGTTATAAACTTATAGTCTATTCCTGAACTTGCACTAGATTGCTCCATGAAATCAAATTGCTTTTGGATTTGCTCACCTACTAATTTTGTTACTGCGCCACTTACATCATCTCTAAGATTAACAGTAATTGCCTCCCATTGATGCTTACCAATCAAATATACTCTACTGTTATAGATTGGAACTTCCATTTCTTCAAATGATACTGATGGACGAGTAATATCAATTACTTGTTTTGTTAATTCAGTTCTTGGTGTTGACACGCCAAAGTTTTCAAAAGTTGCCCTAAAACGATATTTTAGTTTAGGCATCAACAGACCTTGTGAGGCCGCTGATTGATCACTGTCTACTGGAACTGTAAATTTTGTTAATGATGAAACTGACATTTCGTCTTGCTCCTATAATATTATAAAAGTATTTATCTAATTAAAGTCATAAAAAATGGGGGATTTTTATGTCCCCCGTTTTTTTATTATTTTATACTGAGTTTGCTACTGCAACGTTTCCTGCGGCAATTTCGCCTGTGTTCTTAAGACGTATTGGGATAAAAATAAATTCCGTTGCTTTCGTTGGCTCTATAGCAATGTCAACATATAACTCATTACGATCTATTCTATCGCTAGTATTATTTGTTTCATCACAAACTACAAGATAATCAAATATTCCACGCTTTGCAACAATATCATTTAAAGTTTGTTCTATTTGTTGTTTTAATTCATCTCTTGTAATTTTATCATTTGGCTCGAAAACAAAACTTAGTGCAGTTTCCTGAATACTATTACGTAAAAATGCAATTAATCTTGATACATTTATTCTATCTAATGCACTAGGAGTAGTTGCTCTAGTTTTGTTACCATAGTTAAGTATTCCACTTCCTTGGAAAAAGGATATTGGATTAATTCTATTACTATATAGTGTATCTCTTATACTTTCTCTAATATTATCAGTTACAAAAGCACCAGTCACACTGTTTATAAATCCAATTGCTGTGATGTTATCAATTAATCCTCTTCTTGTTCCTGCAGGTGCAAACCATTCAAAAGCCTGTTCATCGCTTCTAGTAATGGTTCTTAACATTGCATGGGATGGTGGTACAACTACTGTGTTACCACTTAAATCGTTTGTTGTGCCACTTGGATAAAATACTGCCAAGTTTGCATCACTTGTAACCAATCCATCATCATCATTATCAGTAGAGCCTGAAGAGTTAGTCGCATAATTTGAAATTGCTGTGCTGGTGGATGATAATCTCATAGGTGTATCACCAATAACAAAAGCGGTATTTCTTCTATCATTGTTAAGACTTACCATGTTAGCAATAAGTTCTGGATATCCAGGGGCCGCAATTAAATTATATGTCCTTGCATCCTCTCTTAGTTCAGTACTACTATCCATAGCAGATTTCATAGCCGCAACAACAACATTACGTTGTGCTTTTCTTCCAAAAGTTGATCCACTTGAAGTCACCCATGCATCTTTCTCAGTTGGTAAACTTGGAAAGTCAGTTATACTTGCAAAATTTGTTCTACTAAAGTAATCACTTTTGAATTGCTTTACATTGTAACTACTACGTCTTGTATTGAAGAGAAGCATTCCTCTTGGATATATAGTTGGATCTGGTCTATCTATATCTAAATAATCATTGGACAATAAACTTTTTGTTGTAGGTATAGTGCCTGTAATCACGTCAGTTGTACCATCCCCCATAAATCTTGCATCACCAAAAATTATTCCATCTTCAGTTGTGCTATCAGTTTTATCTATTAAAACCCATTTTTGTTCACCATCAACAGTTTCACGTCTGTAAAGTACAGGATAATTTTCTAAATCACTAGTATCAATCCATAAATCACCATTCACGAGTGCTGTTTCGTCACTTTGTGTGGTTGGTGCAGTTGTGCTAAAAATAACTCCATCTGGATCAGTGTTTCCAAGATTAAAACCACGTGTATCAGTTATATTTTGGTAACCTTTCCAAATCGTGCCATCATGTATCATAATATCTGCTTCAAATCCACCATGGTACCAATAAGTATCATTTGTTGGATTGGCACTTGGTGCAGTTGTACTTGCTGTGTAAGTTGGTGCAATCCAGTTACTTAAAATAATATCACTATTGTTACCTGCCTTAACTTGTCCAGAAGTAAGAGTTGTTACTATGCCAGCATCTGTCAAAGGTGTGCCAGATGTGTTTTTCATAATAATTATACCACCTTCATCGTGTTTAATTTTAAGAAATCCTGTTGATGTAACTTCCGCACTAACATTACTAACATTTGCTCCATTTATATCTGTAGACATTGTTGCAATAGTTGTGCCACTTGTTGTTACACTAACCACATCAGTTAATGTTGTTGTTCCTTTTTGACTTGCTTGTATTGTAAAACTATTTCCTGCTGTAATTGGATTATCGGCATTTACATTACCAGTAACTTCAAGTATACCCGAACTAAATCTTTGATATAACCTATAAGTTACAGTATCATTCTCATCCGCATCATATTGTACGTAGTAACTTCCAGCCGCAATATTTAATCCACCTTCGCTTTTGTCTAAGTTAAACAATGCAGTTTGGTCATTTGTATAAGCAGGCGCATCGCCACTTACAAAAGTTGCAGTGGAACTATCAAACTTACTTACGTCTGCTAAAAATCCTAAATTACTTGAAGTTGTTTTAATCCAAATACTTCCAGTCGGACGTGGAACACTATCTGTTGATTTAAATGCCGGTACAGTGTAGTGTGGGTCTTGTGCAATTATTGGTCTTGCATATGTACCTGCAGTTAAACCTGCATCAGAGAGTATAGTTCCACTTGCATTTGCTAAAACAACTTTTCCGTCAGCAACACTATCTACGCCGACAGCAGTGCTATTTGCAAAAATTTGTATCTTATTGTCAACCACGTCTGCAGTAACACCAGTAATACTTGCAGTATTAATACTATTTTTTAATTCAGTGACTGTGCTACCACTCATAGTAACAGTGGTTCCATTTATTGTAATTGTATTTCCATTTGTAAATCTTGGACTTGCAACTGTACCTGATATAGTTGCATGTGATATCTGCCAAGCGGCGCCACCTACTAATGCCCATGCATTATTTCTATTTTTGAAATAAACAGGATTTTTTGTATTAGTAGTCACAACTGCATAATCACCTATAGCACCTATGCTTGTTTTAGGAACACCACCGTCTAAATCATCTGTGCTTGTGATTACTGTAGGAACTTTTCTTGTGAATACACCAGTTGATTGATTCCATTCAAATATTCCCCATCTTGTGTCTGTACTGACATCCCACCAAATTGTATTATTAGTAGGATTGCCAACTGGTCTACTAGTACTAGCACTTAACTCCGATAAGTCAATATCTGCTCTTGTAACATATGCTCTATTAGTAACACCTAACATACTATATGCCGCTAATAATCCATACTCATTAAGTTCAAATCCATTTATAGGAGAACCTGCCGCTGTTTTGTGAAATGTAGGATTACCAAACGTTGCTGTTAGTTCTCTTTGACTTCCTATTAAGAAAGTTTTTCCTGCATTTGCACTAGTTGTTCCTGATGCAGTACCGGATCCAGTACCACTTGTTTTATCTTGTGCAGTCGCTATCAGGATAGATGCAACAGTACCACTATCGGAAGGGGTATAATTGCTTTCATCTATTACTGTAATTTCTACACCTGGTGATGTTAATGCCATAATGTGTGTTCCTTATTATCTTTATGTATTATGAAATATTTATCTTAAAATGGATAAAAATGCCTAATTTGCACAATCCCTTTAAAGGTATGGGTAAATACAGTATGCAACGGCCCATATGTGAGAACTGTAATAGTAAACCGAAAGCAGTAAATTATTATATAAATGGTAAAGTGTATTTTAGGAAACTTTGTGAGCAGTGCCTAAAAGGAAAAAAGCCTAATAAACCATCTTGGCTTATAGCAGGTTATAAACCAAAAAGAAAATGTGAGGCATGCGGATTTAAACCTGTATATAGAAGTCAAGTCACAGTGTTTTATGTAGACGGTAATTTAAAAAATGTTAACAACCATAATCTGAAAACTGTATGTCTAAATTGTTATCAGGAGGTTGTAAGGACCGGTTGGGGTCGAGGTGACTTAGTACCTGATCTCTAAGTTCTTCAATTGATCCATTATTATCAATAACAACATCTTTCTTTTCTTTTACCCAACGGTATTCGCTACTATGTATATTTTTAGGAGGTATTATATCATGTCTTTGATACTCTATTAACCAGTTTGGAGTTTGTCCTCGTATGACTACCCAAACTTCTCCTCCAACTTCTTTAATCATTTTTATTTCATTTTCAAATCTTACATCTGGTATAACAAAGTCTGTATTAGGATTTTCAAGCAGTTTTTTCTTAACTAAACTAACCCATATACCATTATCAAAACCATCTCTCATACAATCAGTGCCAAATAATTGTAATACTAATCTTGGTGTAATCTTCCTGCCAGTTTCCTTTGTCCAAAACTTATCTTCAAGTTCTCTCCATTCTCTACTATCATCTGTGTCACCTTCAAGTTTTTGACGATCCCATCCGAACACAGTAGAGACTCCAT